AGACATCATATAGATAATAAATTACAATATGACTATTTCATAAATAGAATACGTCCCAGGAAAAGATTTAAGAAATGGGATAAGAAACTAGATAATGAAAATATAGAACTAATTAAAGAATATTATGATTACAATAATGATAAAGCAACAACAGCCTTGTCTATATTATCGTTACAACAATTAGATATTATTAAAAAGAAATTAAATAAAGGTGGTGTGAAATGACAATTGACACAGACAATATGATTGAAGTGAAACTTAATGAAGGTGATGATTTTCTAAAGGTCAGAGAAACTCTAACAAGAATTGGAGTTGCATCAAGAAAAGATAAGACACTCTATCAATCATGTCACATATTACATAAACAAGGAAGATACTTTATAGTACACTTCAAAGAACTGTTTGCTCTTGATGGTAAGCCTTCTAACTTTACAGAAAGTGATATATCAAGAAGAAACACAATAGCAAATCTATTAGCAGAATGGGGACTTCTAAAATTGGTAAATGCAGATTTATCTAAAGAACCCGTCGCTCCTATAAGTCAGATTAAGGTCTTACCTTTCAAAGAAAAGGATCAATGGAACTTAACTGCAAAGTATAATATTGGTAAAAAGAATGGTGAAAAGGAGATAGCAGATGGCAACACAGCTTAACATTACTGGTGTAGAAGAAGATCGAAAGGAAAAAGAATTTTCTTTAGGTAACGGAAATGAAATGACTAACAGTGGTACTTGGACTAAAAGTCAAGGTGGTACTGAAAGAATGTTTGAAAGACTAAAGAAAGAAATGGATCCAAAACTACTTGATAACTTTCAAATGATCTGTAGTAGAGTAAGAGACTTAGAAGATAAGAAAAGAATCTTATGGCTACATGACTTGTGGAATGATCCAGAGAACCAACACTTAAAAGATGAAAGTTCATTAACAAGATTTGAAAAGTTGATATTTGTAAGTAATTATCAAATGCATACATTTCATTTAGGTTTAGGTGTTCCATTTGATAGAGGTCATGTAATGAGAAATGCAATTGATCCAATTCCAGATAAGTTAATTGATAAGCCAGATCCTAAAAAAGAAATAAGATTAATCTACCATACAACTCCACATAGAGGTTTAGAATTATTGGTACCTGTATTTGAGTTCTTATGTAAAGAGCATAAGAATATTCATTTAGATGTATTCAGTAGTTTTGAAATATATGGTTGGAAGCATAGAGATGAACAATACAGCCAAGTATTTGAAACTTGTCAAAACCATCCACAGATAACATATCACGGTTTTCAACCACATGACAAAGTAGTAGAAGCATTAGGTAAAGCACATATATTTGCATTCCCTAGTATATGGGTTGAAACATCTTGTATAGCAGCTATTGAAGCTATGAGTGCAAAATGTTTAACTGTAACTAATAATTTAGGTGCACTTCCAGAAACGTGTGCTAACTTTGCAAGCATGTATCAGTTTACAGAAGATGGTCAAAAGCATGTAAACAGATTTGCAAGCATTATGAACAATACAATCAATGTAATGAAAGAACAAAACAATTGGCAGAATCAATTAGATGTTCAAAAGAACTATTTTGATAACTTTTACAATTGGGGATTCAGAGCAAAGGAATGGGAATTATTATTACAAGGGTTAAAAAATGGACCTGAATAGTCAAGAACAACTATTTGTAATAACCATGGAAGAATGTGGTGAACTAATTCAAGAGTGTAGTAAGATATTAAGACATGGAATGAACGAAAAGACCCATCCAAAGTTAATTGATGAAATAGGTGATGTGTGCGCAATGATACAATTACTTAAAGAAAAGAAGCATGTAACTCAAAAAGAGATAGATAAGAGAATGAAAGTTAAGTTTAGAAAACTCAAAAAATACAGTGATATAAAATGCTCATCCATAAACATCTCATAGTAACAGGACATTATAATTCAAATAGAGCTTTAAGAAATGTTGGAAAGGCAAGACTTAAAGATCTTAATGATGAACTTTTAGAAGAACTTGATATGAAAATATTAAGTGGTCCACATATTGACCGTTGTGATGATAAAGGTAATGAAGGTTATACTATGATGACAGCTATTACAACAAGCCATATAATTTTACATACATGGGATAGTGAACATTTTCAGCTTGACATTTATAGCTGTAAAGAGTATAATGTGGATATAGTTTTGAAAGTGTTAGAGAAACATCATTTTCATAGTAAGAAGGAACAAGTAATTGATAGACCATTCGTTAAAAAAGACAGTTGATCATATAGACATCACTAAGTATAATGTGACTGATTTGGTTCATGAGTTAAGATCAACATCATTTACATCAAGAGAAATATATAATGCATGTCAATTGTATAAACAAATGTTAGAAGAAGAAGAACTAACAATCATTCTTACAATAGCTGGATCAACTCAAGCAGCTGGATGTTTAAAATTATATAGAGATTTAGTAAGATTTAATATGGTAGATGCTATAGTAGCTACAGGTGCATCTATTATTGATATGGATTTATTTGAAGGATTAGGTAATAGACACTACATTGGATCCAACAAAGCTGATGATGACATTCTAAGAGAAAATTATATTGATAGAATATATGATACATTCATATCAGAAGATGATTTAAAACAAGTAGATAATTTTATAGAAGATTTTGCAAGTAATCATTGCGGAGCAAAAACATATAGTTCAAGAGAGTTTTTAAACTTATTGGGTTGGCATTTAAGAACAGGTAATAGTTTAGTTCAAGAATGTTTCAAAGAAGATGTACCAATCTTTTGTCCAGCATTAAACGATAGTGCTGCTGGTATTGGATTACTTATGCACCAAACAAATAATCCAACAAGTCACGTTACAATTGATAGTATAAAAGATTTAAGAGAATTGACTTACTTAAAAGTTGAAATGCAAAACACAGGATTGTTTATGGTAGGTGGTGGTGTACCTAAAAACTTTGCTCAAGATATAGTTGTTGCAGCTGAATCAATTGGTCATAGAGTACCAATGCATCAGTATGCTTTACAACTTACTGTAGCTGATGTTAGAGATGGAGCTTGTTCAAGTTCTACTTTAGATGAAGCAAGTTCTTGGGGAAAGGTTGATAACATTAATACACAAATGGTTTATGGAGAAGCTACAAGCACTCTACCTATTATAGCAAATTATGCATACAATAATGTTAATTTAAAAAATAGGAAGAGGAGGAAACTACATGAACTTTTTAGGAGTTAAGAAATACAAATATGATGAGTGCAATACTCTCATAATACCATATCCAAAAGAAGCTGGTGTATCTTATGGAAGAGGAACTAGAAATGGTCCTAGAGGTATTCTAAAAGCAAGTCAACAAGTAGAACTTTATCCTTATCCTGACAGTTTAAAAATACATACATTTAGTAGTTTAATTGGTCAAGCATATGCTACAGGTTTACCTGAGATATCTAAAATGATCAAAGCGGGTAAAGAAGCTGGTAAGTTTACTATGACTATAGGTGGAGATCATAGTTTAACACCTACATTATTTGAACCATGGGCTAATGAAAATGTTGACATAGTACAATTTGATGCTCATTGTGATCTAAGAGATAGTTATGATGGATCCAAACAAAGTCATGCATGTGCAATGAGAAGATGTATGGAGATTAATGATAAAACTAATTTATATAGATTTGGTATAAGAAATACAAGCGAATCTGAAGCACAATACATAAAAGATAATTCACATAGAATACGAACAAATATCATACCTAAAAAGAAGAAAATATACCTTACATTTGATGTAGATGCCTTTGATGTATCATTAATGCCAGCTACAGGAACACCAGAACCTGGTGGTTTAATGTGGAATGAAACTATAGGTTTATTAGATGAAATAATAAACAATAATGAAATAGTTGCAGTAGATGTAGTTGAGTTTGCACCTATAAAAGGTATAGAAGCCTATGATTTCGTGATAGCTAAACTTTGTTATGAAATATTAAGAAAAATTTCAAATAACTGTTGACTTAATTACGATAGTATGGGAATATAATAAGAGAGATATTTAATTTTTAACAAGGAGTGAGAACATGATGAAAATTGATCCAAAAAAACCTTATGCAATGAAGCCTAAGAAGGTAGATAACGAGCTAGGTATCTACAATGCTGATTATGAAAACTTTATGCATTATGCTGAAAACACTATTAGTGAATGTGAAAGCATTCAAGAATGGAGAACAGCTATTGAAGGTTTCCTAGAAATATACAACAGTGTTTGTT